CGTGCTATTCGCTCACTAGGTAAATCACTGTTTGGCTCGATGACTTCCACTCCAACTGATCAAATACACATGATCGGCAATCTAGGAGGGCAAGGTCCTAACAGCACACAAGAAGTCAATGCTGTGGCCAATTGGGTAAGAAATCACGGTGATGATCTAGGTGATGGTAATATCGACTTTGATACAACTATTCCAGGTTACTCTGCAGACATTAGACAATACACAGCAGCAGGCATACGCTGGTTGCTAGTACGTGACGAATTTGGAAACTATATCTACAGCTGGCCAGAACAAGACAGCAGAGATGCACAAAACACACGCGAGTTGGGCCATAACCCGGACCGTCCACGATTAGGCAACAGATAAATACTGCTATGAATCCACAAACACTTAAACTTTTCGCCCAGTTTTGTGAAAGCTATTTGCCCGAAGCAAGTAGCTCTATGACCTTAATTCAACAGCACAAAGGCGGCGCAGAAGTCATTAAAAAACTACATCAAGATCAAAAACTCGGACATGATATTACCTATCAGCCTGTAGCTAAGATCTCGTGGAGCGAACTAAAAGACAGTTATCGTGGTGCTTGGGTTATTATACAAGGCGACAAAGGTACTGGCGCTATCAAAGCCAGTGGTGGTAATACCGGAGACTACTTTGCTGTAGCCAGTTCAGGCGGCGAAACACGCAGTATGAACGATGGTCGTGGCGGAAACGTTTTAGATTTCCTTAAAGGTGAAATTGGCGGCTTACGTAAATTCTATGTAGGTAAAAATACAACCTCAGTAGTTGATAAACAGAAGAAACGTGCGGCGGATAAGGTTGGTGCTGATAGAACTATTAATCAAGATGTTCTAGTTAAAAAATTTAAACCTCTATGGGTAAAAGCAATAACCGCAGCTATCGCAGATATCAAAGGCCATGTTTCTAATCAGATTAAAAATGATGCATTTGAAAAAGCAAAACGCAAACTTGAGCAAATAGAACAGTTACAATCCGGACTAGAAGCCATCGAGGCTGGCAATAGCGAGATTCCACAATTCATTGGAACAGCAGTCAACACAGCCATTCTAATGGCAGCAAGTCATTACTATCCAGAGCAAACAGGAAATATCAGCAGGAGCTATAGTCGTAACTATTCTTCGGAAAATTCCGAAGGTCCTGCACAATTATTAAAAGATATCTCAGAAGGGGATACAGCTAAACTAGGAACCATCCTATCATTCTTTAAAAGGAGTTTGATCTCAGGATGAAACTAAAACAATTTATTGTTGAGGCCAATGTAGCCGCAAAGATCAAAGATCCTAAAACTATCAAGATGTTGGGAATTGCCATGCGTCATGATGGTTCATTGCCCAAGAACAAAGTAGCAGCTCTTGGACCAAAGCCACAAGATGAGCAGATCTTGAAACTGTGGAGTGACGTACTAGATGCTTCATTGCGTTCAACAGACTACGGTGATATCTCAGCAGACGGCAAGTTTGACGATTGGTTAACAAGACTCTACATGAACGGCCAAGCTGACTACGAAGATATCAACGGTGAAGGCGGCGATGCGCTCGGTGCCTGGAAAGCTCTAAGTATTCGTGGACGTCTAAAAGAAAAAGATCAAGACTTTAACAAATTCAAAAGTCTAAGACAGATACAACAGTTGGTACGTGATAATGACTACAGAGCAGAACTGCGTAGAATCAAAGACTCAGAAGTTATTGAAAAGCATAAGCGTGAAAAGAAAGAAGTTACACTAATAGACGACGAACGTTTCCTAGTGGTTGTGCCATTTAACTACGGCGCCTGCTATACATTTAATAATAGCCATGGATACCAGGCAAACTTCTGTACAGGATCTAGCTCGGGACTATCATGGTTCCAACGATATGCTCCAGAAGGTCCTATCGTTTCAATCTACGATAAAGAAAACTCAGATAACAAAGACGGTAAGTGGCAAATGCATTTACCAACTAATCAATTACAAAACGGTGATCAAGACAATCGCGGCAACATGCCTCGCAATGACGAGCGATTTGCAGAACTATTTCCCGGACTGATGAAACGTATTGCTGATGCAATGACATCACATGCAGAAGATATCAAAACTTCCAGTATGGACGTTGCCAGAGGCGGATATGATGTGGCAGCGGCTGTTGGCGACATCAAGAAGAAAGCGCCGTTGTCCTATGCATCAGCAGTTGAAACAGAAGAACCAGAAGCTGAAACCGATGCTAATGATGGTCCAGGAACATACCTTGTTACACAAGTTGCATCAGGCAGAACTGCTCGTATTGAAGGTGAAAGCCGCCAAGACATTATTACCAAGTTAACTACACGTTACCCAGATAGTACAGAAGCAGACTATACTATCGAAAAATCACAAGAATAAGAACACCCTACCTTAGGAACGTTAGCGTTACTTCAGGGTTGCCCGGCTGCTGGGCTAACATATATAGGAGTCGTGCCCTGGAATGTATGTTTGAAGTGAGCATTTTTATAAAGACTGTATGAAGATAGCATTGTTTGTTCATCAGCCCAAATGTTCAATTGAGTCCAGTAACGGCATTCTTCAAGCACTCCAACCTTATCACAGTTTTAAAATATTCACACGCTGGCATCTTGATGCCGATTTTTTTGATGATGTAGATATGGTAGCTGTACCGGGTGGTATAGGTGATGCAGATAGTTTTGATCATTTACTATCACACAATGGACAGCGTATTAAAGACTTTGTCATGCGCGGCGGCAAGTACTTGGGCATATGCATGGGCGCCTATTGGGCAGCTAAAGATTACTTTAATATCTTAGACAGCATAGACGCAGTACAATACATTACCCGCCCTAATACAGACACACGTAGACCTCATGCCAAAGCTCTACCCGTAACTTGGCAAGGACAACAAGAAAAGATGTACTTCTACGACGGATGTGCTCTAGTAGGTGATACTACAAAATTTAAAACTATAGCAACTTATGCCAACGGTGATGCCATGGCTATCATACAAAATAATATAGGGCTAATAGGATGCCATCCAGAAAGTCAACCTAGTTGGTATGCAGAATATCACAGTTGGATGCGGCCGCATTATCACGGCGGCCGACATCACGAACTTTTATTAGATTTTGTTAACGATCTAGGTAATAAATAAAACCATGAACATTATATTATACACCTTGGTGATGGTACAAATCACTATAGCCTGTGTGACGCTGTATCTACATCGCGGGCAAACACACAGAGCAGTACAATTTCACCCAGTAGTCAATCACGCTATGCGTTTCTGGTTATGGCTTACGACAGGCATGGTTACTCGACAATGGGTAGCAATCCATCGCAAGCATCATCAACGGTCGGATCAAGAAGGTGATCCACACAGCCCACAGATCTATGGAATTTGGCGTGTGTTGTTTGGTGGAGCATTCCTATATCACTCTGCCAGTAAAGATACAGCTATGATTGATTCCCTAAGTAAAGACTGCCCTAATGATTGGGTTGAACGTAACGTATACTCCGCACACAGTCGCTCAGGTATTCTACTAATGCTGATCATAGATTGCTTGCTCTTTGGACCGTGGGGACTGTTGGTGTGGGGTATACAGATGATATGGATTCCTTTCTGGGCTGCAGGTGTAGTCAACGGACTCAGTCACTGGTGGGGATATCGCAACACCGATACAAAAGATACCAGCCGCAATATCACTCCCTGGGCTATATGGATTGGTGGGGAAGAACTGCACAACAATCATCATGCAGATGGTGCTAATGCCAAATTCAGTCAGCGTTGGTATGAGTTTGATATTGGATGGATGTACATCAAGATATTGCAAACATTAAAATTAGCAACAGTTAGATAATGAAAAAGGACTCCGAAGAGTCCTTTTTAGTTTTTATAGTATCAACCTACTTAAGGCGCTATGCGCTAATGTATTACTTCTTTGCACCTGTGTTAACAAATGCATACATCTTTTCAGCTGTTTCTAGAACTTTATCAAGTCCTGGAAACTCTGGCATTCCTACTGTGGTTACCAACTTGCCTGTCTTTTCATCACGGGCAGTTGACATTTCCCAACCTTGGAACTTAGCGTGAAATTCTTCGCTAACTAGGCCCTTAGCCATGTCTAAGATATCTGTACGGATTTCGTAGCCGTTCTTGTTAAATTTAACTTCTGGTAATTTTGGTGTATTTAATTCTGACATAATAATCTCCTTGTGTGTATGTCTGTATGTTAACAACTACTTGTTTTTCGCTGTTAACTTATTATATATGCCTGTCGGCATAAAAGCAACTATTTTCTGAACTTTTTTACTCGTTCTTTAATAATGTTAACTACAGGTTCTGCTAGCACAACTTCATAATGATTGTAGTCTACCTCTATCAGTTCCATATCTTCGTGATGCTTTTGGCTGGCAATGGTAACAACTCCATCGTTATGAGCCAACATAAATGGACTTTGTCCTTTGATCGTGACAATGTTAGTCCAAGGGTGTTGTATTTTGATTCTATTAGCCTGCTCAAATGCCCAACTGTGCGGGCCGATATCACGCATGAGTCTACTGAATGGCAAAAAGTATTTGGCATATTCTGCTACCTCTGCCCCACCGTAGGGTGTACTCAGTGTAACAGCACCTAGTACTTGTTTAGGCATAGCATTGGCAATGTGCAGTGAGTATATGCCGCCTAGACTATGCGCTATAAACGTCATATCTTCAACATCTTTCAACTGCTCTATCATGTCGTTAAGGTTGTTCACAAACCCATTGCGACTGTCGTAGTTGATGTCTATGCCCTCGCCCAGTTTTTCTCTGATATAATTAAAACTTTCACTAGTAGCACTGGCACCGTGAATGTATACAAGTGTCATATCAGTCTTCTATCTGATGCCAAGGAGCGGGATCTGGAATAGCGCAAGGGCCTTCAGCTGGTTCAGTACCATAGTCAGCTGGAGTAATGATTTCCAAATATTCCATGTCTGGGCTGTAGTCGTACAAGTAGTGTACGATTCCTGGCTGTTGTTGTACACAGTCTCCTGCTTCGACTAGATGGATCTTGTCTTCATACATGAATTTGGCCCAGCCCTTTAGCATGTACACGATCTGAAACTCAGCTATGTGAATATGCCATCCTGTGCCGCCCGAACCTTCTGGGGGCAAGTTGGCTTTGGTAATATGAGCAAGCACACGACCGTGTGTTGCATCTGCTACGCCAAGATCTTTGTATAGGAAAAAGTCACGTAATCCGCCACCTTTAAACTCTACTTCTGATCCTTTGACATGCGAAAATTTCGTAGTCATCTAGAAGACCTCCTGTGTGTATGTATTTACACCTTGCGGTGCAAAATTAGCCAGCTATAAACAAGTAAACAATAATGGCTGCCATGGCCCAAGCCGCTGCTTTTTCACCGTGTTTGTGTTCAAAATGTTGAATAGCTTCAAATACTTTACTTGCCATATATTGCCTTGGCTTCGTCTATTTTTCCCTGACGAGCTAGAAATGCTGCATGACGTGCTTCGCCAACTGATACTAATACTTGCCAAATGCCTGATAGTATTGATTTCATAGTCCACGTCCCCAATATTGAGTGTTAGCTGTTTCGTACTCGCGTTGCCAATAGTCTACTTCTGCCGCACTTGTTGGGTTTTTGCTGTTGATATACTGCTCCAAACGGCTTTGATACTTTTGTGTTGGAAACATGTCTGCTAGGCGCTCTAATATGCCTATCATTTTGGTTGATATTGTTGTCATTGTGTGACTCCTGTATGTATGTGTAGTTTTTGTCTACTCAGTATTTACCATGAGAGTCATTATAATCCTGTTGAAAAGAGTGTAAAATAGTATTTTTAATCTAGTTCAATAATTGAGTAAATATAGTATGAGGCCTTTTTATGAAAATTAAAACAAGATCGATATTACAAGAATTGAACGAAGTTGCTGAAAGACGCAACACCGATGCTCTGATCGAAAGCAGAGCTGTCAATATCATCAATTCAGCGATCAACCTGCTTGAAAGCATACACAAGCACTATGATGCTGGTTCTGCAGAAGAACTAGAGCGTAGATTGATCAATTCGATCAAAGGCCAAGACCCTGCTAAATTTACCCGCGGTGTTCGCAAAATAGTTGAAACACGCAAAGCTAACAAGCTATTGGAATCTAAAGAAAATGAATGAAGTATTACTTGAGGGCGGTAATGTTTTTAAAGGCCCTGATAAACAGCCACTAACACAGCGTATCAGAACCAGCGAGGTTCCTGCCACCATTGCCTGGATTGAAAAAGTCACAGGCCTAGACTTTACTAAAGAATTAGATCCACACGATAAGAAACCAGTTAAATGGCTAGGCACAACTGGACGCAAAGAAGATCCAGATGGCACATTTGAACTAAACAGTTCCGGCGACCTCGATCTAAGTGTTGATGCCAACGAAGTAGATAAAAAAGAATTTGCTGCCAATCTTATTCAGCAGTTTGGCAAAGAAAGTGTTAAACTAAGTGGCGACAGCGTACACTTAAAAACTCCTATCAACGGAGATGAGAAGTTTGGATTTGTTCAAGCTGACTTTATGTTCTCTGCTAATCCTAAGTTCCAACAAGGAAGTATGCTAGGTGGAAGTGGAGAGTATCGCGGAGAGCATAGACACATTGTACTGTCTAGTATTGCTCGTGCTAGAGGATTAAAGTATAGTCCCAAGTTTGGTCTACTACATGCCGATACTGATGAGCCGTTAGCAAACGGTGACGATTGGAATGTTATTGCCAAACAGTTACTAGGTCAGACAGCCACAACAAAAGATATTCGTAGCGTAGACAGTATTATCAACTACATTGAAAAATTGCCTAACTACGAAGAACTGATTGCAGCCGCTAGAGAAACACTGGGCCGCCAGGGTGTTAAGCTACCTGAAGCAATCCGCTTTGAAAGTGCGCAAACAGGAACTCCACAATGGTTCCGCAGAATGATGAGTAGAATAAAATGAGAGCATATGAATTTTTAACAGAAGCATGGAGCAAAAAATACAAATCCAGTATCAATTGCTCACACCCAAAGGGATTTAGTCAAAAGGCACATTGTGCTGGAAAGAAAAAGCACAATGAAAGTGTTGAGATGGAAAGCATCTGTCCTGACTGCGGCATGTGTGAAACACACGGCAATCACATGATGGAAGTTAAACAACGGCTAGATGCCAAGTGTTGGAAGGGCAAGCACAAAGAAGGTACCAAGATCAAGGGCGGTGTTAGAGTCAATAACTGTGTGCCTAATGAAAGTGTGGCGGAAGGCTCCTTAGAAGCAAATACTCCAAATCCTGTTGTAGTAGTACAAGACTTAAAAGGTAAGATTTTAGATAAAGTAAATCTATCAATGGCTGTACAAAAATATAAATTAGGCAACCCGCAAGATATAAAAAATCAATTAGCACATCAAAACTATACTCAAATTGGAAATTATATTATAGTGTCACCTATGAGCGGACAGCCGCAGGATGAAGCAACTGGCGGTGCTACTGAGACTCAAGTGTATCAGTACATGATTCGTCAAGCACCTGAGTTCATGAAAACTGCCATAACAGCAGACGTCAAACGAGCCATTGCAAAAGCCATGTCATATGGTTCACAGATATCAGTACCTGACCTAGCAAGCTATGCCTATGGAATATTGAAAACCAATGACCTAGACGAAGGTGCAGAACTAAAGCAAGCCAAACGTGCTTATAATCAAGCTGCCAAGACTGCCAAGAAGGAAGATATGGATGAAGCAGGTAGTGCAGCACAACAAGCCGCTATTGCCATCAACATGAAGAAGCATCACAAGAAACCTAAGAATGAAGATGTCTACACTGAAGAAGAATTAAACTTATTGTTTGATAGTCTAGAAGAAATGTTTGATGCCATGGGTATTCATGAAGATAATTATGATGCATTCACAGACGAAAATATTTTATCAGAAGCCGCAGCTTGGCAGAAAAAATCTGGCAAGAACAAAAACGGTGGCCTAAACAAAAAAGGTGTTGCTAGCTATCGTAGAGAACACCCAGGAAGTAAACTACAAACTGCTGTAACTACTAAACCTAGTAAGTTAAAGAAAGGCAGTAAGGCAAGTAAACGTCGTAAGAGTTTCTGTGCTAGAATGAAAGGTATGAAAAAATCCCGTACCGGTGCAAAGACTAAGAGAGATCCAAACTCACGTATTAATAAATCGTTGAGAAAGTGGAACTGCTAAATGAAAATTGCTGAGTTGTTAGAAAACTTTGCAGACGGCAAGAAACCGGATCGTAAAGGTCTAGCCAAACGTAGCGGAGTTAATACCAAGGCCAGTGTAAGTAGCCTACGCAAAACTGCCAAACACAGCTCAGGTGAGAAAGCACGTATGGCACATTGGTTGGCAAATATGAAAGCAGGAAAAGCAAAAAAGAAATGAGAGCATTTGAATTTTTAACTGAAGCTGACACACCTGCTCCTAAAAAAGTAGGCAGAGAATTCAACCACCTAGAAGATCTAGTGTTTACAGAACCCAACGGCGGAAAGAAAGCCGTTGAACTACTTAAGGGCATCGCACAAGATTCCAAAGATGTTAGTATCAAATGGGACGGCAATCCCACAGTCTATTGGGGACGTGAGTCTAATGGTCAGTTCCGCATGGTAGGCAAGAACAACTGGGGCAGAGAAGAAGGTGCCAGCAACAGTCCAGAAGAACTCAAACAGTTTATCATGAGTCGCGGCAAGGGAGAAGAGTGGCGCGAAAAGTTTGCCAGTGACATGGCTGGACTATGGCCAATATTTGAAAAGGCAACTCCAGCAGATTTCCGTGGCTATGTCTACGGAGATATCTTATTCCATCCTGGCAAGCCTTTTGAAGGTGGCAATGGCAAACTGACATTTACTCCCAATCAAACAACATATTCAGTTCGCGGCACCAGCAATATTGGTCGTAGAATCGGCAAGGCCAAGATCGCTGTGGCTGTACACAAACACCTAGACTATTTTGGTGACAAGGGTGGCGAACCTATCAGCGATGTTGCAGACTTTAATACCAGTCCAGACCTGGTGGTATTTGGACAAACATATGTTACACATCAACCAGCTGTGAATGCAGATAACTTGTCAGCTATTGAAAAGATAGTGAATTCCAAATCTGCACTAATTGACAAATTTCTAGCACCGCAGCCCGGACTTAGTGATTTGCAAACTATTCTTTATACCTTTGTTAATAATCAAAGCAAGGCCAAAGCATTAGATAAAATAAATCCAGAAGCATTCTTTGCATGGATTAAGACCAGTAAAGTTAGTCCTGCTAAACAACAAAAGATCACGGCTCTTGCTGCTCAACATGCTGGCGCACTAACTGACATCTTTTATCTAGTACGTGAGCTAATGAAAGCCAAGGATGAAGTCATCCGTGAACTAGACAGTGCAGAAGGTGATATCACTGCACATACTGGCGGCAAACCGGGCGGTGAAGGCTACGTTTACAAAGATGCTAAACTGGTGCCACGTGATCGCTGGACACCATTTCGAGCCGATTAACGGGTCTAAGACCACGGTTTTATCCAAACTGACTAAATAATATGCCGGTCCCGGAGCGGGATCATTGATTAAGGAGAAAATATCATGGCAGACATTACAAGTCAAACAGTTGGATCAACAACAGTTGGTGCTAACTATGCAAAAAGCAACATTGAATCTGGTTTAGCAGGTCGTACGATTGTTCTTAAAATCGCTAAAACCGATATTACGAACACAGAACTAGCAACAATCATCAACGCAATCACAACTGGTAAGCATTCAACAGCTACTAGCGATGATGCAGCAACTATCGTTGGTGTTGGTACAGCAGACGGTTCAGCATTTGTTTCTGGAACAACAGACAACACATTCTTGCAAATCCAGACAACTGGTACATTAACAGCACAAGCATCCGCAGCTTATGGCGTATCTGGTGCAGTTACAACTATCCAGGCAGTTTTTGCTCCAAAACTATAATTTATAGTTAACTTTCTCAGGGATGGGAAGACACTAAAGGACCGAAAGGTCCTTTTTTGTTGGCTCTTGTTTCTAGGAGTAAATAGTAGCACATTATGGCACGATACAAAATCATCACTCTAGTAGATATTACTAGATCCACTCCTTCGAGAACTGAAACTAATAAAATAAAATTAGGACAGCAGGCTAATTTTAATACCTTACTTCAGACCATAGGACTGAGATCAAATATCTCTTGGGACCGTGATCCCAAACAGCAGTCGGGTACACTACCAGACCCATTTGATGGCCGTGCTACATATTGGGTATGGGAAATTGAAACTGAGCGTGATAGTGTATTCGATAATGGCCAATCACCTGTGGGTCTCCTATTAGTGGATCTTGAAGGTGTTCCTGTCATAGATCAGCTAAATAATTCTGTAGACATTAGTCCTCCTGCATTTAAAACGCAGCGTCCAAAAATGAATATTTGGGTCGAGGAGATAAATATATCTATAGAGGCAAACATTTAGGCATTCAATCATACATTAGGCACATGGCTCGGAGCGAGCACTTGACTTATAACATTGGAGAGCCAAGATGGCCACAAAAGAAGCAGTAGCGCAACTAACTTTGCTACCAGAGCGTGTAGCAGTAGTAGAAACCAAAGTATTCCAAATAGAAGAAAAACTCGACGACCTCAAAGTGGGCGTCAGAGAGATGCACGACTGTCTAGATAATACCCGTGATTTACTTGCAGAAAAACTATCAGAAATGTCATTGGCATCTGAAGCACAACACAGTGATTTGTATAAAAAGATCAATGAGTTAGAAAAAATCAAAAGTAAAGTCACAATGTATGCCATGGTTGGGTTGGCTTTTGCAGCCGGTGCTGGTTGGATTAATGCTATTAATTTTCCACACATACTCAAGTTCATGGGGTTATAACATATACCCACTTAAATAAGGACCATAGGTCCTTTTTTTATGACTGATATATCTCGACGCCTAGAGCAGACACTTCGCTCTGCCATTCAAAAAAATCCCATTCTGCCAGTTAAAGTAGAGGACGGAATCCTTGTAGGTGACGCGAAAATTGTCAGTGAAGATCATATTAAACACATATGGATTAGAAATCAATTGATCTATAAAGAAGTAAGCCTTAACGCCGTGGCTATTAGACTGGCCAATATGCTGGCCAAAAATCAATCCGGTATCAAAGCAGACGCTATATATGCTGCTGATCAAGAATACGGTCGTTGGTTCACTGACAGCCAGCTATTGCGGTCTCAATATCAAAGTGCAGTGAAAAACAAGGATCACAATCGTGCTGATACGCTATGGGCTAGGTATTGTGAAAGCAAAAACCGCACAATTGCAGCGAAGAAAAAAGCTGAACACTTGGCAGCAATCTGAATAAATATACTATATAATCTGGACCCAGAAAAACATGAGAACATCAGACATATTTGTAACAACTGCTAAACAGCTGAACGAAAGCATCGAAAAGATTTTTGGCAAAAAACTCAATCTAGAATCTTTTGATCTAGAGCAATTACAAGATGCTCGTAATAAATTACGTACACAAGTAAGCCAAGCTCGAGGCGCAGGCGGTTTTAACGAAACCCTAGAAAATGACACATTCACACAGGCTCAGTGGATGCTAGATGCTATCAACGCTGAAATTGTACAACGTGAAAGCATTGCAGAATCCCCGTTCGATATGGACTCTGAAGGGCCAGAAGAAATGGACAATGACCCACACGCTGATCCAGATCCCAGCGAGTATGATCGCGAGGGCGAAATGGCAAAAGGACAGCTATCCACAGGTGAAGAAGCTGCCGAAGAACTACGTAGTATTCTAGATTCTAATGAAGATTTGCCAGAATGGGTACAGGCCAAGATTACGCTAGCTGTTGACTATCTTGATACAGCTAGAGACTACATGAAAGGACAACACGAAAAAGGTGTTGAGCCAACTGAAGATATCAACACAAACGAAGCGTACATTAACAATGCTAAAGATGCTGTTGATCTTTTGGCGAATCTTAGAAAACAATCTAAAATGGCTGAACTTGGTCAAGGTGACCC